GCTGGTCCCGTAGGTGCCGAGATTTTTTTACCAAACAGTCGCTCTATCTCCTTGGCCACATAGTCAACAGACGTGACCAATTTGGTCATGCTCTTGATTGCTGGCTCTATACCTTGTGCTACAAATTCTTGCAATTTGAGAGTGGCGTTGCTTTGGGCTATCAATGCCTCGGCGTTGGCTTTGTCTTCCTTGGTGGCGCCTTCTTTCCTCTTGTCTGCTTCTTTTTTAGCGTCTTTTTCAAATTTTTCAAAACCTCTTGCTGCAATCTGACCGCTTTTGATCATGGTGTCGGTGGTCATACCATACTGAATGTTCATCATCCTGGTTGCATAACCTTGATCTTTGGCAAAATCTGCACCGGCTTTGGCCACAATATCCATGTATTGGGCGCCCGAAATTTCTCCAGCCTCAAACTTCTTGGTAAGTTCTGTCAGACTATAGCCCATCCGTCCCTGGATGGCCATGTTCATCTCTACCAGCTTTTGATTGTTGAGGGTTCCGCTCACCGATGCCTGGAATGCTTCTTGAGCCTGTGGACCCAACATCGCCATCTTTTCAGACTGCGCTTGCAATTGGTCGGCTAGTTCGTTCTGACCTTGTGCTTTAAGCATGCCAATCTTGGCCGCAAACTCTTCCTGTTGCAACTGCTTCTGGAACGCAGCCTCTAGCTCATCGGCATTCTTGCCTGTTAGGGCCTGGAGACGATCCAGCTGCATAACATAGTTGAGAGCAGCTTGGCTTTGCTTCTTGGCATCCATTTCCATGATAGTACCACTCTGGGCCTGGATACGCAGATATCGGGCTATTTCTTTGGTCTGCTGTTCAATAGGTATGCCCATTCGCACCAGAGACTCTCGGAACGGTTCCATCTCCTTGCCCACTTCGCTCATGAACTTGGCCGTGCGTCCCGCTGTGCCACCCAGCAGGGCAAAATCCTTGCTGCTACGAGTGACTTCGCCCACAAAGGTATTCAGCTGTTCCATGCCCAGGCCCAGCTTGGCAGCATTCTCCCGAAGTCCCATCATACCTTCACCAGCCATGGCACCACTCTGTACCATCTTGCTCACACCATCATAGAGGTTAGCGGCCATCTCCCTGGAAGCATTGGACAATCTATTGTCAATCTCCCGGGTCTTGGTGGTTACAAAAGTGCCAAACGCTGTGAGAGCACCCAATACCATGCCCACTGGTCCAAAAGCCATCATAATGGCGCTGGCTCCATAGCCTACGGCCTTGATCAGGCTGTTGGTACTATCGGTTAGATCGGTGAGAGCTTCGTTGTAGGCGTCAACCCGCTGAGTACCTTTGTAAGCGGCCTTGACGCTGGAGTCCACGGCTTTGGTAAACTGCTGCACCGCCGCTGTGAGATTCTGGCCTGCCACGCTAGCAGCAGCACCAAATCCCTTGACAAGGGTCCCGGCTTTGTCAGCTGGAATACCAAAATCAACCATTTTGCCCTTGAGTTCGTCGGTCCAGTCCATGCTTTCTTTGCCTTTGGCCAAGGCTTCGTTGAACTGCCGCAGGAATTCCAGGGTAGCTTGCCGCTCTCTCAGTTCGTCGTCTGTAATATTGGCCACTGTAGATCTTCCAGAATAAGTAGGTTACAGTCTATTTATAGGTGATCTATGACCCAAATCCTAAACCCCAATCCCTTGGCACGCTACTTTCGCAAGCCCGCGATCTACATCCGTTTGCCCAGCAACGGCGAGTATTGGCCCCAGGGCTCATTGAACCTGCCTGAAAATCGTGAGTTGCCTGTGTATCCCATGACCGCCGCAGATGAGATCACCTATCGCACACCGGACGCGCTGTTCAATGGTCAGGCCACCGTGGACGTGATCCAGAGCTGTGTCCCGGCCATACGCAATGCCTGGGATATGCCAGCCACTGACACCTACAGCGTGCTGATCAGCATGCGTATCGCCAGCTATGGTCACGAAATGGAACTGACCACCACTTGCCCCAGCTGCTCAACCACACACGATTTTGGTCTAGATCTCCGAGATGTGATCAACAATCTCGGCCAACCAGATTTTGGACAACCTGTGACTCTCGGTGAAGTACAAATCTATTTCCGCCCCATGAACTATCGTGACCAGAACGACATCAGTATGATGCAGTTTGAAAACAACAAGCTGGTAGAGCAGGTTACCCAGAGTGACATCACTGATCCCGACAAGCTGAACCATATGGCCGTGATCATGCGCCGGCTCACCGAACTTCAGATGAAGACAGTATTAGTCAGTACCTCTTGCATCAAGATACCCGATGCTACCATAACTGATCGTGCACACATCGAAGAATATCTCCGGAACTGTGATACCAAATCTTTTGCCGAGATACGCAATCGTCTCCTGAGCTACAAGGGACAAGGCGATCCCAAACCTGTGCACATCGCCTGCGATTCCTGCAAGCACGAATATAATCAGGCCATAGAGTTTGACCAATCGCTTTTTTTCGTTCCAGCCTCCTGAACCAGAGCCGCGAACAGATTGAACAACTGCTGGAACGATTTGATCAGGAGGCCAAAAATATCCGTGCAACGTGTCTTAGATTCAGCTGGCACATGCGCGGTGGTGCCACCTATGAAGACATCATGTCCATGAGTTTCCAGGAAAGAGAATTGATTTCAGAAATAGTGAAGGAAAACATGGAAACTACCAACAAGACCCGATTGCCCTACTTCTAATGGACTTTGAACAGGCACGCCAGGACATAACACAGTGGATCGTGAGCTTTGTGGAAAAGCCCACGCCCCTGCTGTCAGGCTGGCCGCCCTGTCCCTATGCCCGGCAGGCCCGGCTGCAAAATCGCATCGACATACGAGAAGGTCTCCGGGATCCGCTGGAACTGAGCGCGGTGCACATGCAGGATCTGGATGTGATCGCCTATGTGTACGATCCCGATCAATTTACCGCAGACGCATTCAATCAGGCAGTGGATCAGCTGAACCAGGCCTATCTGGTGCCGCGCAACATGATCGCCCTGGCAGATCATCCCGGTGATCCGGAAGTGGTCAATGGTGTGTGCATGAACCAGGGCACCTGGGCCATCGTGTTCCTGCAGGATCTTGACAAGCTGAACACAGCGGCCGGGCAGCTGGCGGCCAAAGGATTCTATCACGGCTGGAGCGAGGACTATTTGCACCAGCTGTTTGCCAATCGGCAGGATCCCAGATGACCTATCAGTTTGCCCGCATCGATCTAGAGCAGACCAGCTACAGCGATGATCTGGTAGAATGGCAGTGGATCCAGGACCGCGACCCCGCTACCATCCAGCGGCTGCAGGAGATCTATCGTACCTACTGTATCTACAAGCATTTTGCGTCCGTGATGCCCGTGTTTGCCAGCAGATTCCAGGATCCCATGGCCGACGTGATCGGCTACTACGACGGTGGTGAGCTGGTGGCCTGGAGCCTGATACGCCGCTTTGATCACAAGAACGCGCTGTGCGATCAGTTTGCCTGGACCTATCACAGACCACGCATGAGGCTGGGCATAGAGACCATGAAGACCGAATGTGCAATCTACCGCGAACGCGGTTTCCGCTATCTCTATCTGGAGCAGGCACACCTGTACAAGAGCGAGATAGAGGGTTTTGAAATACTGGGACCAATGACATAATGGCTGATCTATACACTATCTGGGCCGACAAGGCCGACGGCATCACCGACACCGAATGGGTCACAAACATGCAGAAATTTTTTGACCATCTGGTCGCAGAAGGACGCATGCAAAGCTATCGTATCACTCGCTGCAAGATGGGATTCCGATCCATACCAGACATGCCTGAATTTATGATTTTGATGGAGTTCCGTGACATGGCCCAGATAGAGCTGGCTTTCAAACGGGTGGCCAAGAAAGAAGGCGAACTGGAAGACAAACACCGCAGCTTCAATCAGTTCGTGTCGGGCAATATCCAACACGCCTTATTTAGAGATTTTCCGGACAATCTAGACTAGCAGAGACTGGCTACGCCAGTCTGTTGATTTCGCTTGCGCTCATCAACAATGTTAGTCGAGCAGAGCGAAGAAACTAGTATCATCTAGACCAAGCGGTCACACTTAGCCCGTTGCCGGGCCAAGAAAAAGTGAGCATCATCTGAGCCTCACAGTCACACAGCGTTTGGGCATTGCAGAGGCGGTCGTCCGGTACCTCGAGCCCTGTCTTATCACGACGGCGGGCGTATGCACATACGCTATCATGCGCATAGCCGTGGGGTTTTTCTCCCCTCATTTGGCCTTTGTATTCTGTTCAAACAACCAAGCCGCGGCATTTTGCGACCTTCGTCCTGTCAAGGATAGTGGTTGAGCGCTCCTGCGGCGGAGTCTATGGTCCCGGCGACTCTGAGAGCCCCGTTGTCTTCAGCGCACGAAATTGGCCTGCGCTAGCCTTGACCGCTGAGTTTGCCTCGGATATGACTGCCGTGTACCCGGACCTGGATGTGTCCGTTGTACCATGCATCACTCTCTAATACTTGCCTGGAGAATTGTTCACGCGCTTCGATATAGCTGCATTGGGCTCGGCTTTGACAAAAGTATAGGATTTCTCTGGAGAAGTTTTCTTTGCCTAACAGTGCTATGTCCCGGGCAAGTTCGGGGCTGGATCCATAGTAATCTCGCCAGTCCGATTCTACCTGGGTTCTGATCTTGCGTTTGCGTCGGTTGCCGTTCTTGAACTTGACTACACGCTGCCGGGTTTTGCGGAATTTTGCCAGTTTTTTGCCGATGTATTTGCGCTGTGATTGTAGATTGGTTATGATGTAGACGAATCCTGCACAGTCTTCGGGTAGCTGCTCTATGGGGTTGCCTTGATATGTCCATGTCATAACGACATGTAATTAGTTCTAGTCGATGAATCATGCGATTTTATCCTGGTCCAGCGCGATGTTTTTTGCCACTGGTCCAAAAACACTGTTCTATCACGGGTTTTGCCGCAGGAGTTCAGGCACACTGGGTTGGGTTTACTTGTTGATGGTATCATTGAGATCCTGTATCTTACCATTGTGTCACATGCTCTAGATCTCTCAGCCTATCTAAGGTGCATTTGGTACGACACTCTTGACTGTCAAACTGATTGAAATCCGTGATCCAGAACGAGTCCTGAGCGATGTCATTCCATCCACGGTGATAGAGATTGAATTGAGACTGGGAAAGTTTGTGCCAGCTCTGATTGTGGTCGTAACGATTTGCAGTCCAGCAACAGGGATACAGTTCTCCCAGGCTGTTGACAAATACACCTTTGGTTCCTATCCGGCATAAAGCTGGGTATTGACCGGATTGTTCTAACTGCTTTGCACGTTGCTGATATATTTCTTTCAGCGGCTCCGGTCTGGCTTTTCTGGATAGCAAGACATATTCGCGTTCAAATCTATGACCACTGCTGATCAAGTCAGGTAATGTAGGACACAGAGAATCGTCTTGACCATAAACTTCTGGATAGTGACTGCCAAACTTGGTTGACTTGGTAAGCTGCCAACAATCAAACCCCATGGTCTTGGCGGTATGTTGCATGGTCGGCAGCCGATGTTGATTGAAACGGAATGCGATCGCTGCCCATACTCGATAAGTGGTGGTATTGACACTGGCAAAGGCCTGATATCCTTCACAGATGCTGCTCCAACGACAGTTTTTTCTGTATTGCTCATTGCTGCCCTGATCCCATCCGTCTAGACTCCAGTGAATCTCATCCTGATGATCTAGCACTGTGGCCAAGCGATGCCACCACGACACCGGGCGATTACTACCATTGGTAACAATCACTATTTGCAGTTGCGGATTGATCTGTTTGAGCCATCCACAGATCAACACTAAATCTTGGCAATAGATTGGATCACCGTCGTTACCACAAAAGGTCACCCGTCGCATGTGGCGCACTGCATCTGGTCCAATACGCTGTTGGAAAAATTCCAGGTCTAATTGTTTTTCCAGGCGATCGCTGGGCACTTCCAGTCTGGGGCATCGAGGGCATTGCAAGGCGCAGATACTGCTCAATTCAATGTGCCAGTGGTCCCAGGCTATGGTTGGACTAAGTTTGGTCATTAGTTAAATCACATCAACATCATTGTTATAGCTGGTAAAGCCACCTTCCTTAACTACGCGCAGTATGTTCTCCACACGTCCAGCCAGTTCATCACGATGCGATACCAACCAAATGCTCTTGCTGCGTTCGCGGCTCATTTTCTTCAGCAGAGCCAGGCTGTTTTCCACACCCTGGGTGTCCATGCCCGAATCTACCAGTTCGTCTATGAACAGCACATTGATGGCACTGTACAGGCTCTCCCAAACATCCCGGAAAGCCCAACTCATCGACAGTATCAGGCGATTGCGCTCGCCTCGGCTGAGATTGTCAAAGTCCAGGTCTCGACCCAGTTCTGTGATCTCCACTGAGAGATCGTTTTGGAACACCACCTGATGCGGCAGCCCAATACGATCCAGATACCAGGTCAGCCTTGAGTTGAGATAGCTGAGGTTCTGTTCAATGATCTTCTTGCGTATGAACGAATCCTTGTTGGTCAGGAGCTTGAGCAGGAACTCCTGGTGCTCCTGCAGTCTAGTGAGCTGGTTCATGACGTCATAGGTCACGGTCTGGAGCGCCTGGTCCTGCATGTCCTGGATCTGTTCACCGTAGGGATCGGTTTCGCCCTGCCGGGCCACAAGATCGCGACGTAGATTGTCTAGACTGTTCTTGTGGTCCAGGGCCTGCTCAAGATTGTCGTAGAAAACCTGAGGTGCGGCTCCTAGCTCGCCGAGATCGTCCAGCTCGTTCTGATGTTCTTCACGCTGGGTGCTGTTGCTCAGTAACTGCAGGGCGATCTCCTGGAGAGCCTGGCGCTTTTCCATCAGTATCTCGTCCTGTTTGGAATCATGTATATCTTGTCCACAGGCGTGGCAACGATGGCTTTCCAGGGCCTCGATGTCGCGTGCGAGTTTTTCCTGGTCTCGAACCAGTTTGGTATCCTCGGTGTCAATCTGTCGGATCCATTTGCGATGCTCGTCGATCTGTTTGCTGGTAATGTGATAGGCTTCCAGATCACGGTGCGCCTGCACTTCAACTTCGATATCGATGTGCTCTAGACTCTGCACAGCCGTGGCCAGTTGATCGCAGTCCTCTTGCTGTTTCTTGATCCACAGGCTCTGGCGTTTCTTGAGGCTTTCAATCTGTTCTTCGATCCGCCGGTTGGCTTCCTGGATGGCCCGGATCTGCATCTCTTCCTGGCTGATGGCATCCCGGGTAGCACGATTGAGTTCTTTCACACGCTCGGCACGTTCACTCAGCAGGGTGATACCCAAGAGCTGCTCAATGATCACTCGCTGATCATTGGCCTTGAGGGCCAGGAACGGTTCGGTATAGGTATTCAGTGCCAGCACATGCCGGAACATGTCGTGGCTCAGGCCCAGGATCCTTTCTATGGCCTCCTGGGTTTCTCTACTGTCACCCTGGCTGTTGTCGTCGGCATTTTGTTCTTCGCTGTTGACATAGAACTTGAGCAGATTGGGCTTGCGACCCCGTTCCACGCGGTATTCTGTGCCGTTGACCGCGAACTCCAGGCTGACCAGCATGTTTCGGCCGTTGGTCTTGTTTATGAGATTGTCACGCTTGATGTTGGTCAGGGCCTGGCCATACAGGGCATAGCTCAGTGCATTGATGATGGTGGTCTTGCCAGTACCATTTCGCGAGCCATCCCCACCCAGATCCAGGTTTTCTCCTAGCACAAGGGTAAGGTCTCTACGATCAAAGTTGATGGCCTGGGTGGCATTGCCCACCGACATGAAGTTTTTTACTGTGAGATCGCGGATATGGATCATAGGGTTTGGTAGATCTGTAACAATAGTTTTGGATCATAGAATTCCGACTCGATCTTGGTAATCTGATCGGTCACGATCTGGTCCACGCTTTCAAACCTCACTTCACCGGGCGCCAGGTCCTCTTCTAGAGCAGACCGTTTGTTGGGTATCAAGGCCATCTCGCGGAGGCCATAATCCCGTATGAAAGTCTCGCGGATGAAGTTGGCTTCTTCGTAGCTGATTTCAATATCCAGCTGCACCCGCACATGCATGTTGGGTCGCAGGATGGCAGCAGCATTGTCGATCACGTGCGAAAGATTCCACACGTTGTAGAGCGGCTGGTCCGGCCAGGCATGGAACTGCGGTTCCTGCCCCCATTCCAGGATCATGCAACCGCGCTGATCATCACCGGCGTCCGCATAGTTGTGTGGGAACGCATTGCCGATATAGTGTATGTTCCGGCTGTGCTGTCTAAGGTGGAAGTGTCCGGAGAACACCCGATCAAAGCCACCAAAATGATCGCTCCGGATCTCACCGGTATCGGGCATTTCCACCATGGCGTTCATCTTGAAGTGCGGCAGTTCAAAGTGTCCAAACATGTATTTGCTAGACATTTTGGAGATTTTTTTGTGGTCGT